ATTTGAATGTACGTTCGATCCGGAATTCAAACTTAAACAGATTAAAGTATGGTCAGAAGGTTGTGGAGATAAAGCAAATGTTTATAGTGGTTCTAAATTAGATCCATTAACAAAGTCTTCTTCTGCGTTCAAAGACCCAACTGCCATGGCATATTTTGCTAAAATAAGTGAGATGGAACGTGACCTAACCGCCCGAAGTCCAAAGCCGTGGGTGCAGTTTATACAAGAGTACACATATCCGAAAGTAACAGAAACTATGCATGCCCTCGTTGGAGAGTTAGAACCATTGGAAGCTGCATTAGGTTGTATAGCCGATTCATTAGCTAACGAGGGCAAACAGCTTGGACAGGATATGTTAGATGAGGTGTTCGGCATCGGCGATGCGATTGCAGCGCAGTTCCACAAGATGTTGTGCGAAAAAGATTATACTGAATTCCTAAAGCAAGAATACGCTCAAGGAAAACATGCGGCCCCCCCTGATGCCATCGATGAGATCCCTGGATATTTTAGCACCACGGATGGCCCCGCCCAAGAGGAAAGAGAGAGGTTTATTAAATCAATGGCCCTGGAACAGGCTTACGGAGAAATAGAAGAAAAAGATGTTTTGATGACATCCATGTGCACCCGCCTTTTATCTATCTGTGGCTCCAGTGGAAGCCAAGCGAAACTAGATCTAATGTGGCTGAACGGTCTAGACCCACTGAGGACATGCGGCTTTTTTGATATGATGTTGGATGCTATACAATGTCTCTTCAAAGGACTAACGTTTGAAGAAGTGTTGGCCAGCATGTTAAGAAGCGCCCTCAAAGCCATGTCAATTCAAAATTTCGGAGATTTATTTATAGGTTTACCCCCGGATAAACAAGCACGCCTCGATGAACTGGTCAAAAGAAAATTAGAAAGTGGTGATATTACCGCCACGGGTAGACTGCAAGACACCAGTGAAGCTGCAGAGTCCCCCAACTCACCGGATAGCCCCGCCGATGCCAAGTTTTTTGTTCTACCGACCTTTGTGAAGCCGTGGGAGAACCCGGAACTCATTGAGCGACAAGAACGAGAAAACATGGTTGAAGGACCATATGAGGGGATGACTCCTAATGGTATCCCGTCACAGGGCCACCCAGATTCACAGCTTGGAAAAGCCACCGCGGTAGCTCAAATGGAAGCTGCCGGCACCGGTCTAAGCCCCAATGTAGTAATGGAAGCGTATGCTTTAGCGCTACTAGAAGAATACTCAGATGATCTCCTGGGCCTGATGGCAGAGGTTGAGAAGTTCCCCGGGGCACAAATCGTCGCTTACATCATTGCCACATTGGATTGCCCACGTCCACCACTATTTGATCCAAGTATTGTAGACTATTTGAAGGATATCGAATTACCATTTTGTAGAAATACTAATCACGTTGGTTTTCCTAGATTAATAAATCCATTCGCATGGCTACCAAAATTATGGGACATATTTAGAATCTTATGGGCGAGTATTACGCAGGCAATATGGGATTTGGTTGCTACACTAGTATGCAAACTAATAGTGTTTCTTTGTGAGTTACTTGGTAATGCTATATGTAAAGCTCTTGAGACAGTCGGTGATCTAGCCGCATCCCTGCCATCCGTGATTGGCGGCCGCACCACGTTTGGGGAGGTCATTAAAGAATCTCTCTGTGGACCAGACTCTGATCAGGAACAGATTGAAGATACAATACAAGAGATGTTTAGCAGCTTAGGCCAAGGCTCCGCAGCCCTAGCTGATAAGAGTGCGGTGATGAGCTTCGCGGAAGATCTGTCTTCAACAATGACGAAAAGTGAGTTGACCAGCGCTATATTAGGCAATCCATCGCAGTCCTTTCTGGACATTATTGAAAGTTTGGTTGAGTTTGAACACCCAGAATTTGCAGATGCCTTCGGAACCCCAGCAAAGGCAGCCAAGTTTTTTGAGAATGTTGGAAACATAATGCCCACCGGCGCGAAAGCTGCACTGAAAGACTTTGTAGATCCATCAGTAAACGAAAATCAACTTCCAGCAAACCCCACTCTTTGTGCAACGCCTGATGATATCGAACAATTTTATAATGCACGTTGCCAACTTCTAGAAGGCCGAGCATCCCCAGACCAAATTGCAGTGTTGTGTGCTGCTGGTCGCGAAACGATTAAAGACGACTTAGGAAATTTGGGAGATATCATGCAGAATGGTATACCAAACTATTTTGAGCAGAACATGCCCCAGATTATGTCAAGTGATCCTACCTGTGACAATGGTATCATACCATATGAACCAAAAGAACTTGCTAAGGCAGCCACAACCGCCGTCAATACATCATTAGAAGTTCTTAAAATAGCGTATTCACAAGATATGCTAGGCAACGGTCCGTTTGTCCAGAGCAATTGGGGATTTATGAACATGGTGTTATCCGACACTATGGGCTGGGCTTACACAACACATTTAAGAAAATCTAATGCTTCCGGAGGCTGGTTTACCAAAAGATCATATGTTGATTTTAATGTGCAATCAGACGCTAGCGCCGACGACGACGCCAACTATGCCAAAACAAACAACCAAAGAGGCGCCTTTCCAGTATATGTAGCTGATCACCTCCTTAGTCATGAAACACAGACAGGAGAAATGGAAAGAGCTATGAACGAGTCTACCTTTGAATCAAACAATATACTCGCCCCAGATGATAAGTTCTCCAGAACATTTAGTGATTTGGGTTTTGATAATCTTTTTGATGAAGTTGATCTTCTATTGCTTCCGGACTACGGTTATAATGTTACAGTAGAACCAGAGTTTAATGAAGATGACTTTGGCGATGGAAAAGTTAAATTTAATAGGAGAGGCAGAAAAAAGAAAGAAGATATCATGTTAACGTTCAGAGATAACGCCCAAGGCGAGAAGACCGCGGCCGTCGGCGAGGCGCCCGCGATTGGATTTTCATATGGGTTTAATGTAAAACTGTATTTAAGTGACCTTGTTTCAGTAGATGGCCAAGCTTTTAATAGACCAGATAACAACGCCAGGATAATAATTGAAAAAGTTATTAACGAAGGTGTGACGGATTCATCAAACGCCGAATTTGAAAATAATCCAGAAGATGGAGAACTCAAGAGAACATCTGAATCCATTATAACATACAGAGCCTACGAATTTCTATCAGTAGACGAGGGCTTAGACAACGAAGAATTAGATAACGGAGAATATATAAAGTTTAAAAGTGTTTTAAGCTCTCCGAGCAATTCATTAATACCACAAGTAGTTCTATTGCAAGAGATGATCGAGAAACAAAACGATGGTGTTGCTCCACGAATGAGTGAATTAAAAGACTTTTATGATCAAGCTATGACATCTATTTTCTCTAAATTTGCAAGTGAAATTTATACTAACAAGGCCGCCTTTGAATACGGCGCCCAACTAGATGATCTGTCCGCTGCCCAGATAGAATATGGAATGGATTATAACGGAAGCTTCACGCTTTTCAAAGACTATCTAGATGCGACAGAAACAGATACTGATGACGCTCCTCTTGGTATAAGCAGAATGCAGTATGAAGAAGAAAACAACGACGGTGCACCCAATAGAGTATTTTATTTAGATCCGTTGGTTTACGGTGGTTCATATCTTAACCCGGCGGTATATTTGAAGCCTTCAAACAAGACCGGCTGGCTCGGAATGGTGGATGTCATGTTCCCAGAACTAAGTCCTTGTAAACCACAATCTACCGATTTAGTTAATTTTGGAAGCATCCAATCAATAATAGATGAGAGCTATTCAAAGATTCCGGAAGACCAAAGACTTAAGTCAGATCCAGACTGTGTAACTGAAAAACCTTATAACAGAATTTTAGAGCGCCACTCAAAAGCTGGAATTGAAGGCTTGATTCATGCTATGTGCAGAATCTTTGTTAGCGTCAACTTCCTAAAGAGTCTAGCTACATTTACAAAGTTTAAGCCAGACTTTAAAAACAACTTCAGTTCTTTATATGCATCATACGTTGTAGAATTAATGGAGGAAGAGCTAAAAGATGCTCAGCCAAATTCGTTTATAGAATTCTTTAGCCCGTTTAAAGATGATGAGTTCTGGTATGCATTCTTAGAACAAGCTGTACAAACATACGCCAGGAAGGTTGAAACTGGTGCAATTGAGGATGTACCCCCTGACGTGCTAGCAGCGCTTGAAAAGCTACAGAACTATGAATCTAAATACAAATATCCAGATCCAGATGATTTGGATGAGGCCAAAGATATAGGTGACGCTTGGATGTTCCAATCGTTAAATAACTATCGATACGAGAAAAATCTTGAAGCCATAAAGGAAACAGAAGAATTAGCTAAAATAGTATTAAAAGAATTTGTAATTATGGAAATGGGATATATGTCTGAGGTTTTCATGAAAAGCTTACAAAATGTTGGTATTATTGAAAAGGATACCATGGTGGAAAACTTAGGCCACTACATTTTAGAAACCTTAACGGCCAACACAGATTTAACACTTAGCAAAGAATTAAAAGAAGAAGTGGAAGGGCTCCCAACAGAAGGAGACGAGTTATACACAAATGGAGATGAATTATCCACTCCCGATGGAGAGCCATATACGGGATATTATCATACTTCTATCGGCGATGAAGGAGAAACCATTTATATGGTTGGTGAATATCATACCGAGGACGGACATGATGCTCTAAGACCTTTTGCAAATAAAGTAATTGTGCCTATTGGTTCGATCGGCCCTATAGGAACAACCACCGGTGACCCCAGCACACAACCGTTTGTAGCAGAAACATATATTAAAATTGCCGGCCAATATAAAACACCTCTCGAAGCGGTCGGCATAATGTTAGCACAGCCTGATCGAACATTAAATATATCTGATGTGTATCCTGGTACCCTGCGTCTCAAAATTGATCCTGATACTGGGAAAGTACTGGGAACCAGAGGGAAGCTGGGGGTAAGATATGGACTTAGATTCTCAATACAGGCTAGCCCCGGCATAAGCTCAAAATATACAATTATAGAAGTAGAGATAGATGCGTTAGATCTTCCTATCGCGAAGTTCCAGCCACTAGAAAATGATAGTAAATTACTGTTATGTTTGATTAATAATTTGGTAGACGATGATAAATTTAAGATGTTGACAAAATATATTTTCCCGCTAAACAAGATTCTCTCAACTTTAGCAATTTATAATGATATGGCGTTTCTTCCCTCAATTGGTGAAGTAACATCGACGATCGTTGAAGACGATCCCGAAGACAAGCCCGGCAAGTACGTTGTGATCGATAGTAGTTCTGGCACTGACATAGCGAAAGTTCATCCCGGTATGCCTGGTTGGGCCACAAAAGCGCAGAGAGCGTCAATGATGTGGGAAGGCGGCGGCTTCTTTACACTACATTTTGATAAATGGAATCGCTCCCTTTTGGTTAAATCAAAATCTAGAGTCAAAAAAATGTTTAAAGATTATTATAATTCAAGAGATTTTGATCCGGGCGATATTCCGGGAGTTTCTGATTCTTATATAGCGTCCCTCAGAGCTGCGTTTAGCATCTCACCAGGAGAAAGACATTTTCCTTGGTGGAAGAAAAGCATGTTACGTTCAAATCCTTTCAATGCAAATGGGGAACTTTGCAAGAAAAAAGATTAAGCGGATATTTAGTACGAGGGATAGAATATGGCTTCTTACAGTGTAGCACTTCCAATAACATATGATAGCGGCACCGGTTTCACAATGCTTAAGAGAATTAAGGATGTAGCCAAACAAAACTTTAAAATGTTAATTCTAACAAATCCAGGCGAAAGAGTGATGGAACCATCCTTTGGCGTTGGTCTTAAAAGATATTTATTTGAGAATTTTAGTGAGAATGTATATGCCGAGATAGATACTCGGATCAGAGAACAAGTAAATATCTTCATGCCGGCAATTGCAATACAAGAAATAGAGTTTGCATCGTCCAACCAGGACAGCGGCACGCTAGCAATATTTATTTCTTATGCAATCCCAGCAATTGCAGAATCAGATTTGCTTGAATTTACTATTTAAGTTAATAAGGAGACGGTTTTTTAATGGCAGACGAACAAAAAAAGATTTTACCTATAGATTATACTCATAGAGAGTTTACTTCTATTAGGGGAGATTTACTAGAAATAGCAGAGAGATTTTACCCAGACACTTTTCAAGATTTTAGTGAAGCCTCATTTGGTGCTCTTATGCTTGATGCAGTCGCTTACGTCGGCGACCAGTTATCATTCTATCTGGATTACAACGTTAACGAGACGTTCTTAGACACTGCTTTCCAATATAATAATATTTTAAGACATGGACGAGTACTGGGTTACAAAAACCCGGGCCGCCCATCAACATATGGCAAGGTCGCCCTCTACATACAAGTGCCAGCTTCAACTGTAGCGCTAGGGCCAAATAATAGTTATATTCCGATTTTGCGCCGCGGCTCGCGCTTCACGTCT